ATTGTCTGCATTACTTGGCGCGATTATTTCATAGTTACCACTAGTCGAGAGGCCGGTGGTATTTTTATGCCCATTTAAGAAAGAGAGGATCAAAGAGTGATTGAAGTATCCGTTCGTAAGAACGAAATCAAGGTATCCGGCCATGCAATGTATGCACCGCACGGGCAGGACATTGTCTGCGCAGGCGTTTCCAGCCTCGTGCGGACGCTGATCCGCTCGATCGAGGATCTAACAAGGGATGAAATAGAATACGAAGTATCGCCCGGCTGGGTTGATATACAGTATGGGAATCTATCAGAGAGAGCAAGAACTCTGGTGGATTCCTTTTTTGTCGGCATCTGTCTGATGGTCGATGAATTTCCGGAACATGTCCGGATCATGTAACTGATGTGACCGAAATGTCGTTAAACTATGATTCCGGAGCAACGGCACGGGGCTATTATAGAACGGGACGGGGCAGAAAGGACAAAAAAATAATGAAGTACAAAAACAACCATTATCGTTGGAGAATCCCGATGATGAACCTGCAGTTATTTGCAGAAGGCGAAGGAGACGGCAGCGGGGCCGGGGACGGAAACGAGGACGGAGCTGGAGCAGGGGCTGGAGATAACGGCAACGAATTATCTTTTGACGATTTCCTGAAAGAGGGAGACAACCAGGCAGAGTATGACCGCAGAATCCAGAAAGCAGTAAATGCAGCAGTGACCAGAGCACAGGAAAAGTGGAAGGCACTGACGGACGACAAACTTTCGGAAGCGGAAAAACTGGCCAAGATGACCAAGGAAGAGAAAGCCGAATACAAAACGAGACAGCTGGAAAAAGAGCTGGCAGATCTGAAGCGACAGAATGCTGTTACGGAAATGGCAAAGACAGCCAGAAAGATGTTGGCAGACGAAGAGATCAACATTCCTGATGAACTTTTGGGGCATCTGGTATCGGACAATGCAGAGGATACCAAGACAGCAGTGGAATCTTTTTCCAAGCTGTACAAAGCAGCTGTCCAGGCAGCAGTGAAAGAAGCTCTGAAAGGAAATTCACCGAAAAGCGGTTCCGGCGGGAAATCCATGACGAAAGAACAGATCATGGCGGTCAGCAATCCGCTGGAAAGACAGAAGCTGATCGCTGAAAACATTGCATTATTTCAGTAGGAGGAAAACATATGCACAAAATTGGAAAATTAGGGCTGCAGGTATTTGCAGCACCGGAGAACATGACAGGGCAGGCGCAGATCCAGGTAAAAGCCCGTGAGATTGACTTCGTAACGAGCTTTGGAAAGAATATTCAGGCACTTCTGGACATTCTTGGTATTGCCCGGATGATCCGAAAAGAAAACAATTCGGTATTAAAAACAAAGAAAGTAACAGGAACCCTTCAGTCCGGCGATGTAGGCGAGGGTGAGGAAATCCCGTATTCCCGTTATGAGGTAGTGGAGACACCGTTTGATACCATTCGGATCGAAAAGTACAGAAAAGGTGTATCCCTGGAAGCGATCGCAGAAAAGGGCTATGATGCCGCTGTACAGTCCACAGATGAAGAATTTAAAACGGATCTGCAGAACGTGGTCATGGATAAGTTCTATGCTCAGCTGAAAGCCGGATCCCTGACCGGACACGAAAGCACCTGGCAGATGGCGGTTGCGATGGCAATCGGTAAAGTAAAGGACAAATTTAAAAAGATGCGGAGAAGTGCAACCGGAACAGCCCTCTGGGTGAACACACTGGATGTATACAAATATGTTGGCGCTGCGAACATCACGCTGCAGACGGCATTCGGCTTTGAATACATGAAAAATTTCCTTGGAGCGGAGGTTGCTTTTATCAGCTCTGAAATTCCGGAAAACGTAGTCATCGCCACTCCGCTCAACAATATCATCGGATATTATGTTGACCCGGGTGATTCTGAATTTGCAAAATCAGGCCTGGTTTATACCACAGATCCAACCACAAATTTCATCGGTTTCCACTCTCAGGGCTCTTATGAGCGTGCAATGTCGGATCTGTTTGCAATCATGGGACTGCGGATCTTCTGCGAGTACCTGGATGCGATCGCCTATATCTCTGTTGGCGGAGCTGATACCCAGACACTGGGAAAACTGACCCTGACATCCGCAGAAGGTTCTGAAACCGGAAAAACAAAACTTTCCGTGAAAGAGCAGCTGCTTTCCATGAAAGATAACTGGAAGTACAAGGACGCAGCATCTGCAACTACCGTGAAGTACGGTGATGATGTGAAGAACTGGACGAAATGGGACGGTGAGTCCGAGATCGAGACTATAACAGGACACCATATTACACTGGTTGAGTGCGATCAGAATTATAAAGCAGTTCGCTCCGGCGATGTAACAGTAGCTGTGAAGAGCTGAGAAGGAGGAACCTATGTACAGGGTGATTGAATACTTTACGGATCTTCATGACGATGACCATGAGTACCGAGAGGGTGATGTTTTCCCACGCGAGGGAATCAAGGTATCGAAAGAGCGTCTGGAAGAGCTTGCTTCGGATAAAAACCTGCGTGGAACCCCGGTGATCGAACTGGTAAAAGAACCAGAGAAGTAGGAGGCAGTCGATGCTCGAAGATCTGAAACTGCTTCTTGGACTGGAAGACACAGATAAAAAGACAGAACAGCAGCTACAGCTGATTCTGAATGCCACGAAACAGCGGTTGAAATTTCTTCTTGGCGGTCTGGAGCCGCCGGAAGAAATGGAATACATCATATTGGATGTTTCAGTCATTCGATTCAACCGAATCGGATCAGAAGGGCTCTCCTCTCACAGTGTTGAGGGCGAGAGCCTTTCCTGGTCTGAAAATGATTTTGCCGGATACATGGATGATATTCAGTCTTATCTGGACAGCCAACGGGAGGCAAGGAAGGGAAAGGTGAAGTTTCTGTGAGATACGATACGCCAATTTTCTTCCGGCGAGTCCTGCCGGGTGAGTATGATCCAACGACTGGAAACTATGCCGACGATCAGGTAACAGAGGTGCGGAAAATGGCATCTGTGATGGATACGCGGGCGGAAATCATGCAGATCGTATACGGTGGGATCCGTCAGGGCAGCGTGACAGTGCAGCTCCAGAACCATTATCAGAAGCCGTTTGACAGGATCCGGATTGGAAACACGACCTACAAAGTGGACTATACGCGGAAATTGCGTGTAAAACAGACATTCATACTATCGGAGGTGGTCTGATGCCGAAAATCAAGCTGGAAGGAATGGAAAAGTTGCAGGTGAAGCTGAAGAAAAATGTGCAGATGAGTGATGTAAAGAGAGTAGTGAAAGCAAATGGTGCGGCTTTGCAGGAAGCGGCGCAAAGAAAGGCTCCGGTGGGAACTCCACAAAGTACCGGAATACCGGGATACGTAGGAGGAACATTGAAACGAAGCATCGTTCTTGAAATCCGGGATGGCGGTCTTACAGCGGAAGTAGAGCCGACGGCAGAGTATGCGACGTATGTGGAGTATGGTACCCGTTTTATGAACGCACAGCCTTATATGCGGCCGTCCTATAACCAGCAGAAGGAAAAATTCAAGTCGGATATGAAGAAATTAGCGAGGTGAACTGATGGATCCACAGCAGGAATTGTTCAGTGCCCTTCTGGTTGCACTGAAAAAAGAATATCCGGACAGCGTGTATGATACGTTTCTGCCGCCGGAAGGCACGCCATACCCGTTTCTTTATCTGGCAGACAACGACCAGAATGACAGGGAAAATAAAAGCGCTGTGTTCGGGACGGTCAGCCAGACGATCCATGTATGGCACAGCAATCCACGGCAGCGTGGAACGGTATCACAGATACTGCTGCAGGCAAAACAGATCTGCAGGAAATTAGAACATACCGGCCACTTTTCCTGGTCCGTGCAGGAAATGAATCAGCAGATATTGGCGGACACAACAACGAAACAGCCACTTCTTCACGGAATTCTGGAAGTGACCTTTTCATTCAGTTAGGAGAACAGCATGAGAAAAACAATTGATTTACAGTTATTTGCAGATGCGATCCGTGGCAAAAAGATCGTCTATCTGTACCGTCTCAAGAAAGACGCGGCTAAAAATGCAGCTACAGCATTAGCCTTTACTACAGAAAACGGAAGAACGACAAGCAAGGATGCAGATACCACAGAGACCAAGGACGGCACGATTCGAACCCCGGGAGCAGCCGAGGTTGAGATTACGGCAACCAGTATTCTTGCCAAGGGCGACACACTGATCGACTCTCTTGAAGATGCCATGATCAATGATGAACTGGTCGAGATCTGGGAAGCAAATCTGGATGAACCAGCATCCAGCGGAAGCAATAAATTCAAGGGAAAATATTTCCAGGGGTACGTAACGGAGCTGGAAAAGACTTCGAATGCCGAGGATATGGTAGAAGTATCCCTTACCTTTGGCGTAAACGGAACCGGCGAGAAAGGCGATGTGACAGTGACAGCCGCACAGCAGGAAGTAGCGGTATACGTATTTACAGATACAACTAAAACAGGAGCGTAAAAATGCAGAGGGCGAGCAATCGTCCTCTTTTTTGAACAGTAAAGGAGAAAAATGATATGGAACTTACAATCAATGGACAGGTGTATCAGTTTAATTTTGGCATGGGATTCATGAGAGAAATGAATAAAAAAGTAACTATGCCGGTAGACGGAGTAAAAGATGCTAAGAAGAATATTGGCCTGAGATACGCTGTGGCAGGGATTATGGACGGAGATGTAGAGTCTCTTGAGGATCTGTTACTCGTAGCGAATAAAGGGCAGAATCCGAGAGCAACTACAGAAATTCTGGATGAATATATTGATGATCCGGATACCGATATCAATCAGCTCTTCGAAGATACGATGGGTTTCTTAAAGAGTGCAAATGCTACGAAGAAATGCGTCCAGAATCTCGAGAAGACGATCGAGGAAGAAAAAGCGAAGAAGTAGGCGATATAACTCATGAAGAGGCGAGCTTCGAAGAACAATACCGGGAAGCTGCAATCAGCTGCTTCCGGTATTTGGGATTCACATCGTTTGAGCAGGTTGATCGTCTGACGATAGCACAGTACGAAATTATGATGGAAGCGCTGAGATATCGGATAGTAGACGACGAATACAGGGCACATCGGCAAGCCTTTCTGAATTTTGCTGCCCAGGCGCAGAAAAAATCTGGGAAGAAAACAGTGCCAGTATACAAAAGATTCCGAAATTTCTTCGACTATGAAAAAGAATTAAAAAATGTGAAGGAAAAGAAACATAAGAAGAGCGATCCGCGTTTTGTTGGAATATCCAAGTTGTTAAAGAAAGGAGGGCGAACAGCGTAAAAGTGGTTTTGTGCGCGGAAGATAAAAACTTCTCGTCAATGATGAAATCATGTAGCAGTTATGCTGATAATCTGAAAAATACGCTTACAAGTGGAATTGGATTTGGTGCTATGGCGGCGATTGGATCCAAGGCAGTCTCGGCAATCGGAAGCGGACTGAAAAGCTTGACTGCTGGTGCAATAAGCGCTGGCGCGAATTTTGAGAATGCTATGTCGTCTGTAGCAGCTATTTCCGGAGCTACAGGATCCGACTTTGATAGACTGTCTGAAAAGGCAAAACAGCTTGGAAAATCCACGCAGTACACCGCAAGCGAGACAGCTTCTGCGATGGAGTATATGGCAATGGCCGGCTGGAAAACTGAGGATATGTTAAATGGAATCGAAGGTGTAATGGATCTAGCCGCAGCGTCGGGAGAAGATTTGGCAGGCGTTTCTGACATTGTAACAGATGCGATGACAGCGTTCGGCTTATCAGCAGATGGCACAACCAAAATTATTAAAGATGGTTTTACGAAAGAAGTTTCTAACGCTTCACATTTTGCTGACGTTCTTGCAGCGGCTTCGGCCAATTCCAATACAAATGTTGCCATGTTGGGTGAATCATTTAAATATGCGGCTCCGGTAGCTGGATCGTTAGGCTATAGTGTAGAAGATACAGCCATCGCTCTCGGTCTCATGGCTTCATCAGGATTGAAAAGCAGCATGGCCGGAAGTAGCCTTCGAACTATTCTGACGAATCTTGCAAAGCCAACAGATGATATCAGTGACGCAATGGATTATTTGGGCATATCGTTGCAGAATGGTGATGGCTCGATGAAGTCTCTGATGGACATTGTAACCGATCTGCGCGGTGCATTTGGACAATGCAAAATGCCAATGGATCAGTTCCAAGAGAACCTTGCAAAACTTGACGAAAAGTATGCCAATGGAGAGCTGACAGAAAAGAAGTATAATGAAGCGTTAGCAGATTTAACGGAAAAGGCTTATGGAGCAGAGGGAGCGTTAAAGGCCAAATACGCTGCTACGTTAGCTGGAAAAGAGGGTATGTCAGGTCT